CTGACATTTTATCGATGTTTCTTTCTCTCTTTTCCATTCTCTCGAAGAAAGAAATATCTCAAAGGTTTTCAAAATTCATCATTTTGTAATATTATTTATGAAATAAAGCGATATCTTTTGTCTCTTGTAAGACTTTAATAGGTTTTCAAAAGTTTGTTTCTATATTCTTTATAAGTTGTTTGATGAAGAGTTCTTTTTGAAGTGCTGTATAGTTTTTTGTAATTTCAGAGACTTCTTCTTTTGTGATCTCAAATACTGCTTTTTTATTTTCTCTACAGTAGATCCTTATGAGATTATCGAAATATAATCTTGTATTTCTGATCTCTTTAGCTCTTTTGATTTCTGTATCATTGATTTCTTCTTTCTCCTTGTAATGATACATTGACTCGATCTCATCCATCACTTGCCAACTCATTAGTGATATCTATCTGAAATAAACTTTTTTAATTCATTAATTTTATCCATATCTGCATGATGTTTTTCTAACCGTTCTTTTGATTTTTCCCATACATTCGTTCAGAATCCTTTATTCTGAAGATATTGTCTCAAATCATCAGGTAAGATATACATAGGAATTGTCCCACGATATACCTTTGTTTTGATAAATCCTTGTCCTTGTTTTACGACTGTTCCTCCAATCGTACCAATTACTTTTGTTTTAGGAGTTTCTGGAAGTTCAACGTTTGTAACTTCTTCCGTTTTCTCCGTTTCAATGTTTTTCTTTTTGAATCCCATTGTTATAATTAGAAATTAAAAACTAAATATTACCAATTCCATTTACATTCAATAACTGTTCTTCATTGTTCATGTTCTTAATGCTCTGATCTACTTTAGGTTGCATTGCTGTATTCATTTCTTGCTGTCCTAATCCTTGTTGGATCATATACTTAAGGGCTTGTAATGCTCTAAACTTAGCTGGTGTTTCCTCTGCCTTGTTATAGTACCATAACCTCTTTTGTACATCACATTGAGGAGGAATGTAAATATCCACGTTGTTATTAAGAAGTTCAATATCCATTCTACATTGATATTCTTCTGCATCGAAGATATTGATTTCGTCTAGCTCGTTCTCATCTAATCCGTTATAATATCCTATAAGTTTTCTGATATTATTAAGGAGAAACGGAGGAGTTTGTGGATCATTTACTAACATGTTATATTGTTCCATCAATGCTTGTTTTTTCTCTTGTGCCTCAATATCTCGCTGTACAGGATCAAATAATACTGCATTGAAGTTTCAAGAAATATCTTTTTTAGTGAGTTTCTTATATGTTCCACTTAGTCCTTTAGTGATTACTCTGATTTTCTTTTCTCCTGACTTTCGGTAGTAGATAATAAAGTCTCTATAAAGTTCTGCAAATTCCTCTGTTCCATAAGCAAGAATACTATTCTGTAAAGATGTTATCATGTTTGCATTCATCTTTTGGATCTTGCTCTCTGTTGCTGTTCAAGGATCACTATTGTCTGAAAGTCCTAGTCCTTGCCCTTGTGCTGTTACAAATGATTCAGACATTGCCTTATTCTTTGTCATATCAAGGAGATTATAGATATCTCATGATACTTGATTTTGAGGTAACTCGTAAACCATATTTTGAATAGGTTGAGTTAAGTCTCTCATTTTTACAGGGAATCGTCTGTTTTTTATTGACTGATTCTTGAAAGAATTAGCATTTTTCATAAAGATTTCCTCATCAATGAAGACATTCCCTCCTGTTGCCTCTCTTACAACTTTAATTTTAAAGAGATTCAATAAGAGTTGTTCCGTTCTATGAGAGTCTTCCACTATATCCATAAGACTTTGTCCCCATCGATCATCTGCTAGATAATTAAATCAAGCTACTGCAATAGGGATTTTATTGTTCGTTTCAGGGACATCATACACGTCAAGGATACAATCTCACAACATAAGGAATAAATACAATTCCTCGTTAATATACGTGTAATGATAGTGAAGAGTACAGTTTCAACTGTCTTTATCGTAGAACGTACAAATATCTCTGTAAAAAGCATCGTTTGTTTTTATGGATGCGATATAATCATCGTAATTATGTAACACTCGATCCTTCTTTTCATTGTTTGCAAATTCTATCTTCTCCAATTCTTCCATCCTCAAAACTCTATCGAATCAGAAGAAAGGATAATCTTCTACAAGTAAACCTCACTCATTGTATGGATAAACATATCTAGGATCAATTCTCTCAATCGTTGGAATCTTCTTTTTATCGTCCCAACCATTAAAGAGAAATACAGATTTTCCATATTTTGAGATATCTTCTACTCAAATATACATTAAGAAGTCCCAATTATTTTTGATATAATCGTATTTATACATGTTGGAAAAGTTCCTTGCTTCTTGTTTTCGTAAACAGTCCTCGTCTTCCCATCTTACGTCTGGTCTGTTTACCACACATGTTGCTTGAATTGTTCTCAAACAACTTCGGAAGATGTTACTCTTTAGCTTTTCCTTATCGTTATTCGTTCAGAATAAATCTCTCTGATTTTCAAAGTGTCTATTCTTACTTCTATTCGCAGTATAACCGTGATGATATTCTCACAATACTTTTTGGACAATCTCATCCGTTATCTTGAATCCTTTTTTGATTTTTAGTTCTTTTTCTGTTTTCATTTACCTTGTAATAGAAGATAAATAAGTATCTATATCATTAAGTCCTCTCAAATATCCATACATTCTCATGATAAGAGTATCTAATAAGTCAGGACTTCTTCCGATTCTCTCTTTCATTTTCTCTTTCGGTTCTATCTTTGTTTTCCCATCAATACTCTTTTCGTCTATGTATGTATTCATCATTTCTTGCTTTAAGAGTTCCCAATCTTTGTCTTTTTCTTCATGATCTCGCCTTATCGCTATTTCATGATTTTCTAACCTTCTTTTTAGTTCAAATGCACATTGTGACTTCAAATTTCCATAGTTCTGTTTTGTTCATGTTTCAACAGGTCTTGCATTGTTTACAAATCCTGTTGCGTAACTAATTCCATCAACTACTCATCCTCATACTCCATCACTATCAATGATAATGTTTCTATGATCCACTCCATATTGTTCAGCAAGGAGAAGAATTGCCGTTTTAGTTTCTTCAACACTTGATTTCTCGTATGTTAGAACTCTAAGCCGTGTGTTTCCTTTCCATAAACTGATCCTTGTGGTATCTTTTCAGAATCTCGCAACATCACATACAATGTAATACGTGTCTCAACTTTCCTCATTCGTTCGTAAAGCCTCCATGTCACTTGCTCTAAACATCATCCAAACGTTATCATCGAAATCTCGCTCTCATCTCAAAAGTCTTTTTTTCATTCCTTCTGATAATTGATTAAGATTTTCTACATAATATTCAGAGATGAAGTTGTTGGAATTTACTAGGCTTTCTATAAAGATACTGTTTTCTCATCACTTCCCTAAATAGTACCTCTCGTATACATGTCATGGGTTAGGGTTAAATGTTTCAAGGATTTTTGGCTTTATTCCGTACTCCTTATTTTTCATTCTTCCTGTCCTTGATCTTACATACTCAATAGCAGTATAAGGGATTTCAGCACTTTCTTCTATAAAAGCACAAGTCAATTCCAAGCTTCAGAATCTGTTATACAATGGATCAGAGGGATAAAAACAACCTTCTAAAAGTCTGATTATACTTCCGTTTTTGAATTGGATGATAGATTTCTGTTCATTCAATACTCCTCTATATTCTTGTGGTATGTTATAGTCAGCATAAAACTTTTCCATCGTTACCACCGTTGTTGCTTTTAAGTTCTTGATCGTATCACGTACAAAAGCAAATACTATTCAAGGGTATTTCATGCACATCATCCAAGTCCATACTACTCAGAGATAACTTTTACCTCATCCAGCTCCTCCACCATATCATACATTCTGGTATTTATCATCAAAGAGACACTTTAAAGCTCTCCTTTGATTGTCAGTTAATTGAATTTTTACTCTATTCATACTATTTCAATCGTTAAAGATTTATCTCAATCTGATGTCTCTTCAGAAGTGGTCTTTATAGTAGTTGGTTCTTTCTTGAAGTCCTTATGTTTTTTCTCCAAGTACCACATAGCGACTTTTTCATCTCATTGTTGGAGACATGCTTTTACTGTTTTTAAAGCACAATTTTGCATGTAATTTTTAGCCTTTTCAATTTCTTTTCAAATCTTTTCGTCCTTTTGCTTTTTTCTTCGAAGTGTTGGTACAGATATTCAAGCATAATAACAAGCCTCTTCCTCTGTCTGTCAGTCTTCTAAAGCACGAAGTAGTTTTGAAAACTTTTCTTGGGTTATTACCTCTGGTCTTCATCAAGGATTTTTCCTTTTAGGTTTTGTTTTCTCCAACATTTTTCTTTTTAAAAAATAAAGAAGCCACAAAGATTGCGACTTCTTTTTTTATCTTTTTATTGTTTAATTTTATAAAGTCAAGTTTTTTTCAATACATAATTCTTTTACCTTTTCTTTATAGTATTCTATCTTCTCAATAATTTCAGAAGTAGAGATTTTAAAGACTTTAGAAGCGTTTGTTTGCATTTCCATAACTTGCTCTAATCAGAACTTATCGATCATAAAGAGAGTATATTTGATATAGTTACCATTAAGGATAACATTACATCATACACATCAAGCCCAACAGTTATATTCACATCGTCTATACATTAAGACACTTCTTTTTATGAAGTGCATGTTTTGAGCTTTTTTTCGATGGATCTTTTTTCAACATAAGGGACAGACTATATAACCTTTACTGTCACAATCTCTTAATCTGATAAAATAAGAGAATCGTTTATCTAGTTCCTTTATATAATCCTTTCTTGATTTTGTTTTCTTTTTCATGATTTACTGGAATATAAAAGACCGTAAAATTACAAATGCAACAGCTCCTATTAATACAAGAGTTTCTATAAGTTCTTTATTCATCTCTTTAAAAAAGAAATAAAAGTCTGATTTTAATTTACAGTATCTCTAAATATTGCAAGCATACTCGGAAACGGAGCAGAATTTTTCGCTCATCAGAATTTCAAACGACCTTTGATAAATCTGATTTCTGCTTTTCAATAAATAAAGTTGTGAAATCGTTGGGTATCTGTTCTTGCAGGTAAAAGCATAACGACTTCCCCCCCCCCCTTGCTAAACTCCCCTTTTCAACTCGCTTTTTGATTTCTTTTCAATAAGGAGGATTACAAAATACAATTTCATTATCTCGATTTTGTTTTAATCAATCCTCCTCTTTCGTATAAAATTTCTCGCATTTATGATTTTCTTTAGTTGCACAAGGATCAAGGGTAAAATTAAACTCTTTATTGATTTCTTCAAAAAAGTCTTTTGGAGTATATCGTTCTTCTGTATTTGAAGTAAAGAGAGCGTTATTTACCATCTTTTTTCATAAAGTAAAAGTTCTTTAAGTTTGGCATTGTTTCGTGCTTTAATGCTTTATCTAATCTCTCATCATAGTATTTGAACAGTATCTTTTTCGGTATATCATACCATAAAGCCGTATAGATCTCATCAATGTTTCGGTATTCATCATTGATTTGGAGATTATAGTGTAAGCAATCATCCTCCCAATCTATCCGTTGGATTTGGAAGTCTTCTCAATAATAAGTTTTTGCAAATTTATCTACAAGCCGTGTGATTGCATTGTTTACTTGTAAGCATTCCATGCAGTAGTCTTTCATTTGTAATAAATAATATAAAAGTCTGATTAATTTTGTGATAGGAACATAATCCATATAGACGCTAATATTCATAAGTTATAATCTTTTTTATAAACTGATATTATTAGTGTTATACTCCAACAAATTATTCATATAAGTTTTACTCGTTTCATACATTGATGTTATCAAGTAAAAATTCTTCTAATTCTGGCTCATCTTTCAAGACTGATTCTATTAGTCGGAAACGATAATCATCTCTTTCCATTTCAAAGCGATCATCTTTTGGATATCCGTCGATGTTATAATAACAAAGATAACTATCACTCTCTCACGAATCTGTATCAAGTCGTACCATTTTATTCTCACATACAAATTGCCATAGTCAGCTTCACTTTGAAGTTATCTCTCTTAGAGAAAACCTGTCTGAAAAATGTTTATCTTCATAACATAGTCAATTAAACTCTACATAATCAACATTAATCAAATAAACCTTATGGCGA